CTGTATCAACAACATAACCAAGCAGAACTTGTGTTCCTGCAATAACGATTGCTTTGTCTGTAGCTGAAGCCTGTGTAGTAGTAACGATACTACCTAAGAACGCTCTGTTTTGCATTTCAAGAGTAATCTCTGAAGTAGAGAATTTAACCTCTGCTGTTTTCTTAGAAGGAAGTCTTGCATCCAAAAGTTGAGTACAACCTTCAGAGTCATAGTGTTCTTTCCACTCAATAGAAGTAGACATTGAAATACCATCTGTCTTACCAAAGTATAGAATTGGCTCGTAACTTCCGTCTGACTTTTGCTTTTCATAGTAAAGTCTACCACCACCCGTAAAAATAGGATTCTTTTTTGCCATAATTTTGCCTTATGTTAAATTTGGGTAAATATCTGCATCTACAAAAATGAAGTCTACAGTTAAATTACCATTTTGAATATTGATGTCTGACTTTACAAATCTGAACATCATATCATTCTCTGAAGAACCTTTTACAAGTAAGTTTACTAACTCCTCGTTGCCCTCTCTCGTCTGTAACACAAACGTAACCGTCCTATGAAGCTTTCTAGGTTCTTGCACCCTGTATGCCACAAATACTGAAGGTGTCTCGTCTGTCTCTTTGGCAATAGCCAACAAGATGTCTCTAACTTCCTTCTCTGTGCAAAATGCTTGTTCCATTACTTCATACCTTTTTGTGTCAACACGTTGTAGATGAGATTTTGCTCATCAGGGAAAAAATCAATGATTCCATACTTAGCACCATTGATAAGGAAATAACCTTCTCTTGATATGCTAGGTAGGTCATCAACCTTGACCACCATTTTTCTCAAAAGAGAATCACCTAAGTCGCTCTCTTCATCAAAGAATTGAACGACTACAGAAGTGGAAGTTGCTCCAAGATAATAAATTACCTCTTCTGCAAACTCCTCATCGTTGAAGAAAACATCTAAGTCCTCTCTAAGAATCTTCTTTAGGCTCATCTTCTACAACTTTCTTTTTAGATTTTCTCACGGTGGGTGCAGGACTCTCAACGGATTTAAGCCTTTGTAAGTCCTTAGCTTCATCAATAGGGAATGAAATCTCATCCCCTTTTTCAAATCTGCCCTTGCTTGTGATTGTTGTGCCTAAAAATTTGACTTTAAGCATACTACGCTCCTAGTTTAACTAGAACTGTTCCGTCTACTGCACCTGCTTTAGCTGAACAAGCAAAACCAATATACTTATTTGAAGCTACTGTCTTTGTGATAGCTGAACCATCCCAAAAAATCTTGTCTCCAACTGCAACAACTAACGCTGTTGGTGCTTCAACTTCAAATACACCTTCAATTTGTAGTGCAATACCTTCGCCTGTAACTGCATCTGCTGAAGCAACACCTACTCTAGTACCCCAATTTACAAAATCACCACCTGCAACGTCTGCTGTTGCAATAATATCAATTACTCGTCCTGCTTGGACAAATCTACCTTCTTTAGCCATAATAAACTCCTTGTTTGTTTATTGAAGAGAGAGCCTAAGCCCTCTCACCTTAGTTACCTTTAACCATACCTCTGTAATCCTGTGCCATAACACCAAAGTCAAAGATACCTTCAAAAGAAGTGTTTGACAATGCGTTACGGTCAACCTGTAGTAATGGTCTACGACCCGTACCTGCAAGATAACCTGTTTTAATTGTTCTCTTGTCTGCTACTAAATACCATTCAGTCGGTGCTAGTTGTCCTGAAACAATTACCTGTACTGCTCCGTTAAACGGATTCACAACACCTGCATTTTTGTTATCTCCAACATTCCCGATTGAGTTAAGAAGGATATACGCTTTTGTTTCAAGCTCGGCAGGAACGATAAGATATTTAGGTGCGATATTCGCTCTACTCTTACCATTTGCCATCATCTGTTGACGCATTTTCAAGATACCTGCTTCAAGTGCTACACCTGCACTATCAAAAACTGAACCAAGAATGTTTTTGTGGTCTGCGTGGAATACTGCTTTGCCATCAGACATCTTGTACCCTGCTTGGTCTCCTTGCTTTCTAAGTAGGTCATAAACCATACCTTCTGCTAAGTTTCCTGCTCTCTCAGTAACACCTGCCAACATATTTGTAAACGCATTAAGGTCATCATTTACAATCATCTTACGAGTAATTGTGAATCTGTTTCCGTATGTATCAATGCTCCATCTTTCTGCACCTTCACCAAGCTCAACGTCTTTTAACTCGCCATTCTCTAACACTTTGTCAAGTTTTCCACCTGCTGTCTGTGTTGTGATGTCTGTGTTCTGTCTGAAGTCAGGTACATCTTCTGCCTGTGTCCAAATTGAATATGTGTGTGACTCTTCTGCAAAGTCTGCAAGAATCTTTCTGTTACCTGCTTCTAGTAAAAGAAGTGGGAAGTCAGATGTTGCCATAGCTCTTTCGGCTACTGCTGAAGAATCCATTTCAAAGTTAGATGAGTTACCTGTTACTGCTCTTGCAATATCAGAGAATCTAGCTGAACGGAAAGTATTATCTTTCAAGTCAACATCAACACCCATTCTACTTGCAACTACATCAGTAAGTTGGTCAAGCATCTTAGCTTTGTTTGGAATATCGCCAACTCTAATAGCTTCAGTCTTTGTTTGCTTCTCATCAAGAATTGCTCTTGTGAACGCATTAGAATCAAGCTCTTTGTCTCCAAGATACTTTTCTCTAAGCTCATCAGATACTCCGTAAAGTCCTGCAATCTTAGTGATGTCTGCTTGTCTCTTCAATTCTGCATTTTCTGCTCTTACAGCATCAAGCTCTAGTTTATCTTCGGCTTGTTTTTTAGCTCTAACTGCTTCTTCTTTTGCAATATCTGCTCTTACTTGTGTAAGCTCAGTATTTTGCTCGTCTGTTCTCTTTGCCATAGCTTCTAGCTTGGCTAATCTCTCTTTTAAAGTCATTACCTACTCCTTGTTTGTGATTCCGAATCTCTTTTCTAAAGCTTCCACTCTAGTAAGGATTTCTTGTTCATCTTCTAAAGAAACTGAACGCTCTTGCTTTGCACCTGAGTCAAAACCGATACCAACTGCTGATACTTCAAAAATATCATAGTCCGTAACTGTTACTACGTCAGATTCGCCTTCACGTTCTTCCACCTCGTACTTATTGATTCTATACCCGATAGAAACATCTGTCAAAATACCTTCGTCATACTTTCTGAAAATACTTTGCTCATCTGCACCCGACCCGAATACAACATCACCTTTGATAGTGCCACCATCCACTCTAGCGTTCTCAATCCGACCAACGGCACTATCAACAGACCTGTTATGGTCTTTAAAGAACGTATTTAGGCTCTTAGTTGAGCCACCATTAACATCTAGTCTTTCTTCGTAAGTATCACCCGACCACCAATCCATTCTAGTTCCACCATTGTCTTCAGATACGAAAACAAACGATAGCCTTGAATCGGTCTTGTCGCCTGACCTTCCTTGAAAGGTAGCTGTTCTATAATGTGTCTCTCCTGAAAGAGCATTTCTCTTTTCTAACATCAGTAATCCTTTAAACGTCTAATTATAACATATTATTTAATATTAAATCAATTTGGTGTTCGTATTGATTCAAGAGCTTCTAAACGCTCCTGTAATTGCTCAATCATATCCCTAGCATCTGCCATATCCTGCGTAGGAGAAGTAGGCTCATCTGCTTTGTCTATTTCAGGCTCAATCCACATATCGTACTCAATAAGAATCTCTTTCTCTCTTGCTTTTTTCTTTACTATCTCTTCAAAGTCTTTTCCCTGTCTCTGAGCTTCGTCTGTTTGAGTTGTAAGATTCATAGAGATTTCTTTTTCAATCGCCAACATATCTTTTAGTGGGTCAACCCAAGAACGCTTTGGAAGAATCCATCTTTGCTTCAGGAATTGTGATTTATCATCCAAAAACTTAGCAATAGGTATTTTAATATTACCTCTCATAATTTCTATCTCTAACCAAGTAGCAAATACGTCATTCATTACATAAGTGATGAAATGTTCCTGCTCTGTATCAAATCTGTAGTTGTCTTGGATTAAACTAGCCCTAGATGAAGCGAAATTGACTTTTGAGTAGTCTTTGAAGGCTAATTCATAACTTACCCTTCTTGCAGTAGCCATAAGCCGTATAGTGGTCTCTGTGAAGGCTTTATAATCATCTGAAGCTCCTTGTGGTGCTGATTTGGAGATAGACTCTCCTTTTCGCAGGTAATACACCATAACACCGTTGATTTCTTGGAGTTCTTTGTCTTTATCACCTGTAACACCCATATTAGCAGGGTTTGCATCGGCTTGTACGGTATAAGCGATAGAAGACCTAGCTCTAGCACCCATTATAGTGCTTGATTGGTATGCTGAGAAGTTTTTGATGTCAATAATAGCCTGTTTGTACTCAGTTACACCTCTATCTTGCGAAAATCTCTCTGTTTTGTGGTAATTTATCATAAATTCAACAGGAATTGTGACCGTATTTGAACTGTATGTACCGTCAGGATTAGCCACTTTGAAGCGATAACCTGTGATTATTCCGAGTCCATCCTTCACAACACCATTATCTGCTCCACCATCCAAAGCATCGGCTTCCATCACTTGTAGTTGTAATCCTGTCTCTGTATAGCGTTTATAGATGTATATCTCTCCATCCATCATCCTAGTCTGTAGAATTATCCTCTGCATATCTCCAAAGGTCAATTTCTGCATAGAATCGCACAGATTCTTGTTGGTAGACCAAGCTTTCCATAATCTTTCAATTTCTGAATCAAGTTTGCCTTTACCAATGTTACTCTGAATAGTGATACCTTTGCCGATAACATTATCCACAATAGCTCCGTCAATGTTAGCCATAATTGGATTGTTTGCATAAAGCCACCTTGCTCTAGCTCTCATCGTATCTCTGTCTGCTACTGCCGTAGATTCAAAGTTTGATGTAGCGTTCCAAAAGTCTCTATTGGCTTTAGTCTTTTTTCCACCCTCGTAGAAACCTCTTGTGTTGGTTAGTCTTCCTGTGATTGATTTAGCCAAAACTTACTCCGTATGCTCTACCTGTTTGTGCAGACTGTGTAGGGATAATATCTCCATAAGCCTGTAGTTTGTCTGTGAGATATGCTCTCTCTCTTCTAAGCTCTGCTAGGTCAGGCTTCCACATACTCCTACCACCAAGCTCATAGCGTTGTCCACTCATAACTGCCGTGATTGCTTTATCAATCTCTGCAAGTTGTTCTCCATACGTTCTTAGTACAATAGCCATAGGGAATCCTTTTTTGTTATTATATCATATTAATTAATATTCGTCTAAATAATTTCTTACGTCTCGTATCTTTGTTTCCTCTACAGATTTAGGTATATCTCCAATATGCAGGATAGGCTTGTTGAGTTCTTCTACATTCAAATTCAAGATAGTAAGTACAGCGATTGCATATACAGTACAGTCAATAGCTTCGTTTCTTGTCCGTATCTTGACGTACTTTCCTTTATCATCCCTCTTCTCTGCCGTAAGCATATTAAAGAACTTTTTATCAATAACATCTTTCTTTGGGAAGTGAACGTAGTTGACTCCAACCTCTGTTACTCCAAGACGAGCATAGAAGTCATCCTTGATTGTAGTTGTACCCACCATAAAGAGATTTCTATCTGAGGTAGTGAGTTGGTGAAGTTGTTTGTTTACTACAGGTGCATTTGGAACAGATGAACCCTTGATACCAAACATCTTATTTGGAAGTCTGTTTTTAACATACTCGTACACGGCTTTGGTTCTGTGACCACCTGTATCTATTCCACCACCAAAAACTTTCATCTTGAACCCGTCTTCACGTTCCCATACTGTACCAAAGATGTAATCGTCAAGAGCCTTCTTGGTAGCATCATATTGGAAGTCACCTGCAATTACTTTGTAGTCAATAATCCATATCTCACCAAACTTACCGTGTCCTAGTATAATGGTCTCTACACGGTCATCCTGCGTGTCTGTACCTGCCGTCAACACCATAACACCATTTGGTATATCTGCACCGTAATCTTCCGTTCTCTCATCGGGGTCAGTAATATCTACACCATCTAGCTTTGGCTTGAATGGTCTTGCAAGTCTAGTGTTTACCCAAGTCTGCATAAGACGGGAATCACCTCTATTCATAACCTTCTTAGCCTTTAGAAACTCTCTTGTGATGTCGTTCCATCCTAGCCACCCAACAGGAGACAGGAAGCTTGGTATCAAGTACCCTCTATGGATATGCTCTTGTTGTGGAATCCACTCTGCTCCATTCACTTCAGCCATCATCCAAGTTTTCTTGTGTTCAGGTATGAGAGTACCACAATGTTTACAGGAGTACATAACGTCACCCTGAAGCACATAATCCTTGTGGTCAAAGACAAAGTTTTCCCATTCAAAGTTTATCTTCACACCACATTCAGGACAGGGCATAAAATATTCTCTTTGGTCTGAGTCTTCAAACTCTTTTTCAATATTGGACTCACCCTCAATAGTTGGAGTGGAGTTGATGTAAATCATCTTGTTGGAAAAAGCATCGGCTCTTGCCTTACCTAGAGTCATTACGTTACCTTCACCAAACTCACCAAAACCGTCAACATCATCTAGGATTACAACCCTTGCAGAAAATGAACGGAATGAAGATGTGGAGTTTGACCATCCAAGAGTAATACCACCACCTGCAACTTCTTTGGTGAACATATTTCCTACATCGTCTTTTGACTTTCCACCAAGTATCTTTTTATGAAGATGTGGAATTGCTTTTATGGACGGATTGAACCTTCTTTTTGATGTACCCTTTGCTAAGGTCTCAGTAGGCACAATATACAGGATTGGACAAGGATAGAGGTCTAGGTAGCATAGAGCAATATTATCGCCTGTAGTGGATATTGCAACTTGTGTTCCCTTCATCACTTTTACTTGATTCACAGGAGAGGAAGGAGAACAGGAATCTGCAATCTCTTTAACGTATGGAGTTCTTGCAGTCCGATATTTACCTGCTTCTGCTGAAGACTCTGTTGTAAGGATTCTGAATGTATCAGCCCACTCAGATACAGTAAGTCTAGGGTCAGGCTTCATAGCATTAAGCACACCCTCTAATAGTGGATTATTCAAAAAGTGCTTCTCCTTCGTGCAAGTACATAAGCACTTCATTTATCTCTTTGTACATTATCTCTTTAATCTCTTTGGGGTCAGTAGAGGAAGCCAACTCACCACTCAATCTCTCAGGTAGGGTCAACATTTGGTCACGGATTACTCTAGCGACAATAAATGCCTTCTGCTCCACCT